CTGACCAAGGAACATGGATTGAATGTTAGCAATAACTTTCCGTGGTTTGAGGCATTAGACAGCATGCCACGACTTAAGTCCACTTACATCCGGGCGGTTCTTCGTCGCGGTCAGAAAATTACTCATAATCCGCGCATTAAACTATCAACGATTCACGGAGCCAAAGGCGGAGAGGCGGACAATGTTATGTTACTGACAGACTTGTCCAAAAAAACGGATGAATCATATTGGTTGAACAAGGACGAGGAAAGACGGGTATTTTATGTTGGCATGACAAGGGCAAAGCAAAGCTTAAATGTCATTCGATCAAGATCAAACAGAGAATTCACGGAGGTTTTTTAATGAATAAGTTGGTAAGAATAAAATTAACCGAGGAAGAAAAAGCGTTATTAAAAAAATTAAGGGATTCCATAAACCCCGATACCATTGCGGAATGGGGAAGAAATCAAATGCAATCACACGTCAAGGACGACTAC